TTGGGAGCTTAGGGGAGGCGAGGAAAAGGGAAATATCCCCTCATCAGTCACGACTTGAAAGTCGTGACAGCATTCCCCCGAGGGGGAAGCCAAGAACTCCGCCCTTACATTCGGGGGATTGCTTCGGCGATGCCTCGCAATGACACGAGAGGGCGGGGCGAGGGGGTGAAGTTACTCCGCCCTTACATTCGGGGGATTGCTTCGGCGATGCCTCGCAATGACACGAGAGGGCGGGGCGAGGGGTGAAGTTACTCCGTACTTACATTGAGGGGTCCTTCGGCGATGCCTCGCAATGACACGAAGGCGGGGTGAGGGGGTGAAGTTACTCCGTACTTACATTGAGGGGGCCTTCGGCGGAAGCCTCGCAATGACACGAGAGGGCGGGGCGAGGGGGTGAAGTTACTCCGTACTTACATTGAGGGGGATTGCTTCGTTGCCTCGCAATGACACGAAGGGCGGGGTGAGGGGATTATTACATTATGATAAGGGAAAAGAACAATGACGGATGAATTGGTGAAAAGGCTTGCGGCGATCGATCGGGAAATCGGCAGGCGGAAGGCGGGAGATCGGTTGGCTCTATACAATACGGGAAAGAAAATACATAAAAAACAGATCGCCTTTCATAAGTGCAAAAAACGCAATCGCTGGGTGTTCGGCGGTAACCGCTCGGGTAAGACCGAGTGCGGGGCGGCTGAATGTGTGTACATGGCGAGAGGGATTCATCCCTACCGAAAAAACAAAAAAGATGTGTGCGGCTGGGTGGTGTCGCTTTCCCAACAGGTTCAACGAGATGTGGCGCAAAAGAAGATCCTTTACTACCTGCGTTCCGATTGGATAGAGGAGATCGTCATGGTGTCGGGCAGGCGGGATTCGCCACAGAGCGGGGTTATCGATCTCATTCGGGTGAAAAATGTTTTCGGCGGCGTTTCGGTCATCGGGTTCAAAAGCTGCGATCAGGGGCGGGAAAAGTTTCAAGGCAGTTCGCTCGATTTCGTGTGGTTCGACGAAGAACCGCCGAAAGATATTTACGAAGAGTGCCGTATGCGTGTGATCGACCGAAAGGGGGATATTTTCGGAACGATGACCCCGTTGAAGGGAATTACATTCCTCTACGATGAAATTTACCTGAACAAGGGGAACAACCCCGAGGTGTGGTATGAATTCATGGAGTGGAAGGACAATCCCTATCTTGACAAGAAAGAGATCAAGCTGCTGGAATTAAGCTTGGACGAAAAAACCTTGCAGGCGAGGAAGTACGGCAAGTTTGCGGTGGGGGAAGGGTTGGTTTACCCCGAGTTTGACGAGCGGGTGCACGTGATTGAGCCGTTTGACGTGCCGTTTGATTGGCAGGACAATATCTCGATCGACCCGGGGTTGCATAATCCGCTGTCGGCGCATTGGTATGCGGTGGATTTTGACGGGAATGTGTATGTGATCTATGAATACTACCAAGCGGGGAAGAGTGTGGATCACCATGCGGCGAAAATCAAAGAGATCTGCGAGTTGTTGGGGTGGCACAGAGACGAGCGGGGAAGGATACGGGCGATGATCGACAGTGCGGCTCGGCAAAAGACGTTGGCTTCCGAGCGGAGTGTGGCGGATCTGTTTTACGAGCGGGATATTTTGGTGGATACGAATGTGAACAAGAATTTGTTTGCGGGGATAGAGCAGGTGAAGAGCTACTTGAATTTGGAGAACGGGTTGCCGAATATCTATATATTTTCCAACTGTGTGAATTTGATTCGGGAGTTGAAGGGGTATATGTGGGGCAAAGAGGATGTGCCTGTGAAAAAGGACGATCATGCGCTCGATGAGATGCGGTATTACTTGATGAGCAATCCACGCAATGTGCAAGAGGTGGTGTTGACCGAGGTGCAGAAGGATAAGGGGAAGAAAATCAGAGCGTTGAGGCGGCGAGGGTAGCACTGTTGCGGTTGTGGATATGTGAGTGTAAATATGTTGATATGTAGATATGTAAATATGGCTTCGTGTGCATATATGGAGTTTGGGGTATATGGATTTTGGTATATGGGTTTCGAGATAGGAATTTCGGGATAGGAGGTGAGCGGAGATGGAGCATGAATTGAGTGACGCCATTCGCAAGGTAGCGGTGGGGTATTCGTTGGAAGAAGTGACGGAGGAGTACGGTGTGGAGGACGGGCAAGTGAAGTTATTGAAGCGGAAGGAGACAAGGAAGGCTGTGCCGCCCGATCTGCGTGCGGTGAAGATGTTGTTGGAAGGCGAGGGAAGTTTTGGCTCGATGACCGATGAGGAGTTATTCGCCGAACGGGAACGGCTGTTGAAAGTATTGGCGGAGGAAGTGCACCCGCAGGCATGACGGGTAACGCTTATTGCTGAGCCGTTCTTCCTTCAGGGGATTGCTTCGGCGATGCCTCGCAATGATACGGGGGCGGGGCAGGGGGTGAAGTTACTCCGTACTTACATTGAGGGGTCCTTCGGCGGTTGCCTCGCAATGACACGGGAACTCGGGCATGGGTGGGGTGTTTGTTACAATATTACTACTGAAATACAATATTACTACGTATTACAAATTACTAAAATACAGGAGGATGAAGGTTTGAAAAAGGAGATGGAAACGGCTCGCGTGAAGGCCAAAGTCAAGGAGATCGAAGAGGACTTTATGCGGCGCAGACAGGCAAGATTGCTCGCAGAAAGAGGCTGGGAAATTAATATGAATTTTTACAGCGGACACCAATACTGCGACGTGACGCCGAACGGGGAGATCGCCGAGGAGGATAAGCAATTTTATTGGCAATCGAGGAGGGTGTTCAATCAGATCGCTCCGATCGTGGACACGAGGTTGGCGGTGTTGGCGAAAAATGCTCCCGCTTTGCACGTGCGAGCTTTTTCGGACGAGCAAGCCGACGTTGCCAGAGCGGCGATGGCTGAGGGGATATTGCGCGCGGCAAGCGACAAGTTGGGATTGACCGAGGTCATTTCTCGAGCTACCCTTTGGTCGGAAGTGTGCGGAACGGCGTTCTACAAAATCGTGTGGGACGGCGAGGGGGATGAGGTGAGCGTGATACCCGTATCGCCCTTTGAGATATTCCCCGATTCGATGGCGGCGGAAAGAGTGGAAGATCTGCACTCGATCATACAGGCGAGGGCGGTGCCCGTGCGGGAGATCGCCGAAAAGTATGGGGTGGAACTGCCCGGGCGAGCGATCGATGAGTTTGCCGCATTGCCTTACGCTTCGGCGGCGCATTGGAAATGCGTGGAAGGAGAGAGCATGAAAAGCGAGGGGGTGGATTACGAATTACTCATAGAGAGGTATACCATGCCCGAGTTTGACGCTCCGAACGGGAAGTTGGAGATCGTGGCGGGAGGGAAATTGCTCTATGACGGCGTGTTGCCTTACCGCAACGGAGAGGGGGGTGCGAGAGTGTTGCCCTTTGTGCGACAGACCTCTTTGCCGCAACCGGGAGCGTTGTTCGGCACGTCAATCGTGGACCGATTGATCCCGTTACAGCGGGCGTATAACGCCGTGCGAAACAGAAAGCATGAGTTTTTAAATCGGTTGTCCATGGGGGTGATCGCCGTGGAGGATGGCTCGGTGGATGTGGACGAGCTTGCCGAGGAAGGGTTGTGCCCCGGGAAGGTGGTCGTCTATCGGCAGGGAACTACGCCTCCGAGCATGATGGACTTAGGAAGTATGCCTGCGGAATTTGCGAAAGAAGAGGAAATACTTGGGCAGGAGTTTCGGAAATTGTCGGGAACTACCGATTCGGAAGAGAACGGATATGGATTTTCGGGGGTTACGAGCGCCACGGGTTTGCAGTTACTACTAAACCGAGAAGAGGAGAAGATGGCTGTGCCGATGGGGAGTATGCGGCGAGCGGCTGAAGAGGTGGCAAGGCATATACTACGACTATACAAGCAATTTGCGACGAACAAGAGGCTGGCGAGAATGGGCGGAGAAAATCGAAAGACGGAGGTGTTCTATTTCAATGCGGGGGATATTACGTCTGACAACATTCTCTTTGACGGGGCGAACGAGTTGACGGCGGAGAGCAAGCGCAGTGCCGTGATGGAGATGATCTCGATGGGCGTTTTGAAGGAAAAGGACGGCACCATGTCCGAGGAGACGAAGGAAAAGGTGGCGGGGATATTCGGGCTTGAAGGGTTCGTCGGCGGGAAGGATATTTCCGAGTTGCACCGTGCGAGAGCCAATCGGGAGAATCGGATTGCCTGCTCTGACGGGAAGATCGGCGTGGAAGAGTATGACGATCACGAGGTGCACGTGCGGGAACATTTGCGGTACGTTTTGTCCGAAGAATTTGAGGCGAACGGGCGTGAGAGCGTGAAGAAGGCGTTGAGCCAACACATCGCAAAGCATAGAGCGTTGATGAATGTGGCTGGCGTTGATGAGCGTTGATGCGTCTTGATGAGTGTTGATGAGCAAGGATAATATTCCCTCATCAGTCACGACTTTTTAAGTCGCGACAGCTTCCCCCCAAGGGGAAGCCAAGGAAGGCCGCCCGTACATTGAGGGGGATTGCTTCGGCACGTTGTGCCTCGCAATGACACGGGGGTAGGGGCGATGTAAAAGTAGAAAATAAAAAATTTAAATAAAGATATAAGGAGTAAAAAAACTATGATTATGGAAGAAAAGGAGAACGTTACGTTGAACGGAGAAGGCGGTGAACAGGCACAACAGACACAGACAGAGGTGCAGCAGGTGCAACAGGAATCGGGAAAAAATCCGACCATTCTCGGAAAGTTCAAGGACGTTGACGCCCTTTTGCAGGCGTATAATTCTTTACAGGCGGAATTCACCCGTCGCTCTCAACGCTTGAAAGAATTGGAAAACTTAGCCGATCGGAATACCGCAAGTTCGGGAAAGGTGATACCCATGCCCGAGATCGACGCTTCCGAGAGGGTAGAACGACCTGTGGATAAAGCGGAGAAGGATCGCATTATTGCCGAGTATCTCCGCGAAGTAAAAGAAAGTGCCGTGCCCCTTTTGCGTGGCGGGGTGGGTGTGACTTCTCCGCAACGAGGAGCGCACACCATTGCTGAGGCGGGACAGTTGGCGTTGGGATTTTTGAAGAGCCAAAAATAAATTGACGCTAATGTTCTGAGCCGTACTTCTGTTCGGGGGATTGCTTCGGCGATGCCTCGCAAGGACACGGGGTTCTGTCGTGGGATTCCAAAGGGTTTTTAATCCTTTGGCGGGGTGCGGGGCAACGCCTTGCAAAAAAGGTGGAGTTTAAAAAGCAAGGCTTTGCCTTGCGGGTAATCACCCTTTGGGCGATGGTAAAGCCGTTGCACGGCTTTATGCCCTCATCTACCGCAAGCGGTCCCCCTTCCCCCCTTGCCTTTTATAAAAAAGTCAAAGGGGAAGGCAAGGGCGGGCGTTGTTGCTCCGTTATGACCTTCAGGGGATTGCTTCGCCTCGCAATGACACGGAAACTCGGGCATGCCCCTACCGTCTTGCCGCCTGCGGTGGCAAGACACCTCCCCCACTCCTCTCTGCGAGAGCTTAGGGGAGGCGAGGATAAGGACAAAATCCCCTCATCAGTCACGCCGTGGGCGTGACAGCATTCCCCCGAGGGGGAAGCCAAGAACTCCGCCCTTACCTTCATGGGATTGCTTCGGCTGAAGCCTCGCAATGACACGGAGGGCGGGGCAGGGGGTGAAGTTACTCCGTACTTACATTGAAGGGTCCTTCGGCGATGTCTCGCAAGGACACGGAGGACGGAGCGGGGGGGTGAAGTTACTCCGTACTTACATTGAGGGGGCCTTCGGCGATGCTTTGTAATGACGCGGGGGTGGGCGGAAGGGAAATGGCATGAATGTTTTACTACTACAATTAAATTACTACAACTGAATACTACAAGAAACAAGTAACTTTTTTACACTACTACAAAAAAATTTTTAAACGATAAGGAGAATTAAATTTATGGTAACAACAGCAACAGCAGATAACGCATTGAAAAACTATTATCTTTCCGCAGTGAGCGATATTTTGAATACGGGCGTAGATCCCTTCTTTGCAAGAATTAAGCAATCTACGGCGGACGTTGTGGGTAAGGACGTGAGAAAATTGGTGCGTTACGGCGTGAACGGCGGCATCGGCGCAGGAACGGAGACGGGTTCTTTGCCTGCGGCGAAGGGGAACAACTATGCGTTGTTTGTAAGCACGCTGAAGAATTTATTCGGCACGATCGAGATCTCCGATAAAGCCATTCGCGCGTCGGCGAACAACGAAGGGGCGTTTGTGAATTTGCTGAATGACGAGATGGACGGGTTGATCCGCAGCTCTTCGTATAACTTCGGCAGAATGTTGTTTGGCGACGGCAGCGGTACGCTTGCAAAGACTACGGGTGTGACCGACGGCGTGATTTCTTTGGATAGCATCCGAAACGTGGCCGAGGGGATGGCGGTGGACTTTTACTCTACGAGCGGTTCGGTGGTGTCTACATCAAGAGCGATCACGAAGGTGGACAGAATCAACAAGACTATTACGGTGGACGGCTCTAAACTGACTGCAAACAATTTACCTGCAGGTTCGTCCGTGATATTGCAGGGCTCTAAGGGGTTGGAGCTGACGGGATTGGGCGCATTGTTCTCTAATTCCGATACGTTGTATGGTGTGACGAGAGCGGAGCACGATTGGATGATGCCGTATATGAACACCGAGTTCGGCGATATTACCGAGACGAAGTTGCAGACGGCGATCGACTTTATTGAAGAGAGCTCGGGCGGGCATATCAATTTCATTGTTTGTTCCTGGGGTGTAAAGCGTGCGCTTGCCGCCTACCTTTCCGAGAAAAAGACCAATGTGGATGTGATGAATTTGCAGGGCGGATATACGGCGTTGAGCTTTAACGGTATTCCCGTCGTTGCCGAGAGATTCTGTCCGAGCGGCACGATGTATTTATTGAATACCGACGACTTCTGCCTGCATCAGCTCTGCGATTGGCAATGGTTGGAAGGCGAGGACGGCAAAATTTTGAAACAGGTCGCAGGCAAGCCTGTCTATAAGGCAACCTTAGTTAAGTACGCCGATCTGCTTTGCTGCCGACCTAACGGTCAGGCGATGCTCTCCGGTATCACCGAAGCGTAATAAGTAGCGACGGGGTGGGCGGGTGGGAATAATGGGGGGGGCCCCCCCCCCCCCCAATAATGACGGCGATTTGATTGGGCGAGGTATTGATTCGTGTTTACATTGAGGGGGATTGCTTCGGCGATGCCTCGCAATGACACGGTAGCCTGTCGTGGGATTCTAAAGGGGTTTTAATCCTTTGGTAGGGTGCGGGGCAACGCCCTGCGAAAAAGGTGGACTTAAAAAGCAAGGCGTGCCTTGCGGGTAATCGTCCGTTTGGGCGAATTGATAAAGCCGTTGCACGGCTTGCCCTGCGCCGCAAGCGGTCCCCCTTCCCCCCTTGCTTTTTATAAAAAAGTCAAAGGGGAAGGCAAGGGCGGGCGGCGGTGCTCCGTACTTACATTGAGGGGGATTGCCGCAGTCGCTTTGCTCCTTGGCTTACGCCAAAACCCTTCGGACGCAATGACACAGGCGTAAAACTCGGGCATGGGGGCACGTTTGCCGTCGTGAGGTTTCCAAAGGAACGTGTTCCTTTGGTAGGGTGCGGGGCGAAGCTCCGCAAAAAGGTAGACACATAAAGCAAAACGTAGTTTTGCGCTCTTTTCGCCCATCGGGCGATAATAAGGCGAAGCCTTATAAAAGGTGGACTTAAAAAGCAAGGCGTGCCTTGTGCTGTATCGCCTTTGGCGATCAATAAAGCCGTTGCACGGCTTTTTGCCCTCATCCACCGCAAGCGGTCCCCCTTCCCCCTTGCCTTTTATAAAAAAGTCAAAGGGGAAGGCAAGGGCGGGCGTTGTTACTCCGTACTTACATTGAAGGGGATTGCTTCGGCGATGCCTTGCAATGACACGGAGGACGGAGCAGGGGGTGTAGTTACTCCGTACTTACATTGAGGGGGATTGCTTCGTCGCTTTGCTCCTCGCAATGACACGGAGGGCGGGGCAGGGGGTGAAGTTACTCCGTACTTACATTGAAGGGTCCTTCGGCGTTGACTCGCAATAACACGGGGCGGGCAAGGGTGGGGGAGGGTGGTATAATTTGGGAAGGGTTGCCCATATTTTTTTAAGGAGGAAAATTTATGAAAGTTAGAGAAATTTTGTCGCAGGCGGCGTTTTTGCTCGGGAAGGAAGAATTGGATGCGTTCTTCGCGGGAGACGAAAGCTTGACAGAGGGTGCGTTGGCGGGCGAAGCGGATACTCTTTTGCGGTGTTACAATATGGTGGAAAACGAGATCGCCCTCGATTACCTGCCGCTTGTGACCGAACAAAACATGGACGCTTCGACGGGAAAAGTGATGTACACTTCCTTTTTACGCACGCCCGTTTCTATTACGGGGGTGACCGATGTTTACGGGGAAAAGTTGCCGTATACCATTTTCCCGACTTATCTGCAGACAAGAAAGGGACTTGCGGTGGTGACTTACTCCTATTCGCCCGTAGAAAAAATGTTATCCGACGAGAGCGAGTTTGCGGCGAGAGCTTCTAAAAATCTGTTGGCGTTCGGCGTGGCGGGAGAATATTGTTTGCTGAAAGGGTTATACGAAGAAGCCGTAGTTTGGGATAAGAAATACAGAGACGCTTTGCTTTGCGCCTGCGCCCAAAACAGTCCGCACGTGGTGCGGTCTCGGAGGTGGGTTTAAGTGCTGAAATATCAAAAGGTGGCACCCATGCCCGAGTTGGAGCGTAAGAACAAGGTCTTTACCGTTTTTAGTCGCAACAGAAAAGACGAAAAAGCGAGCGCGAGCGGATCTCTTGCTTTTGAAGAGTGCTTTAATTTTACCGTCCGCGGTAGCGCCCTTGAAGCGGAGATCGGGTGCGAGATCGCATGGAACAATCCCATAAAAGGCTATTACGATTTGACGTCGATGTGCGTTTACTCCCATCCCGAAAAAGGGAAGGGCGTGGCGTTTACCGTGGCAGACGAAGTGAATTTTGCCTATGGCGACACGGGGAAAGAACCGCTGTTTTGGGGGGAATATGAGCTGACCGAGCCCGTTATGGTGGCTCATTCCGCCGTGGACGGAGGACAATTCCTCTTGTTGGGGGCGCAGGAAGGGGTGTATGTCTATTGCGACGGAGCTCTGCGTTTGGTGGATAGCATACCCGATTGCAAGGCTGCCGTGTGGTGCAACGAGAGAGTGTTTGTGCTGGGGTGCAAAGAAAAGAACCGAATTTATTACTCCGCTTACAGCGAGAATGCGCCTGCGTATATGACGAATGTGGAATACTTGGACTTAGAGCCGAACGACGGCGAAGTGGAAGGTATGGCGGTAAACTCGGGCATGGTATGGCTCTTGAGGGAAAATAAGCTGACGAAGATCAAGACGAACGAGTGGGAGGACGGGTTTGTGACCGAGGATTTTTCCGCTTCGTTCGGCAAGGCGGTGGCGGGATCTTTGTGCGCTTGCGGCGGAGATCTGGTGTTTGCCGCCGAGGACGGACTTTACATAGCCGATGACGGAGACGTGGAAAAGGTGCTTTTTGCCGATTTTAGCGGCGTTTCAAAGGGGTGTTCGGGAACGTTCGGGAGGTATTACTTTTTCTCGTATGCTGGGGAAGAGGGAGAACGGACGTTGTTTTACTGCCCCGATACCGAGGAATATGCGTGGGCGGACTTCGGGGTGTATGCGCCTGCGGCGGACGGGGAAGAATGTTATTTTTACCGAGAGGGGGCGTTGTGTAAGTTGAACCGAAAGAGCAAGCTGTGTAAAAAGACGTTGAAGAAGGTGTGGAAGAGTGTGAGTACGGATTTTTCCATGGGCACGGGCAGGAAGTTATTGCGGAGCGTGGTGCTTAGAGGAAAGGGGAAATTTGTGCTTAGCGTAGCGACAAACTCGGGCATGGGTGGCACGTATGCCGTGGATTTGACGAGCGGAGAAGGCAGGGCGGATGTGCTTTTGAAGGGGGAAAAGTTTAGTTTGACTTTGGAGAGCGAGGACGAGGACTGCAGGATAGACGGCATGGATGTGGAAGCCGATGTGTATGAGAGAGGTGGTTTGGCATGACGCTTGATATTTTGGCTGAAGTAGGGATCGAAGAGGACGATCTTTCCGTGTATGAGCTTACCTTTGTGCGAGAGTTGCAGACGAAGAAAAATGAGCGAGATGAGGAATATGACGAGGCCGTAAAGGAAGTAGAGCGGAAATACTACAAAAATCGGACGATGCGATCTTCGACAAGGCTGAAAGAATTGGAGGAGTTGCAGGAGAAGTATAACGAGGATGTGGAGGAGATCGTGGATGAATTGAAGTTTCAATTGCGGTATTTCAATGTGTCTAACGAGGCTGCGGGGGGATATAGCTATCCGAACAACCCCGATTATTCGC